CAAATCAAAACCACTCAAAAAGCAGATATTTACAATAGCAAATTTTTAGATAATGGGGCAAGACCTGGTATGGCAATTATTTTTGAAAATTCAGAACCAACACCAGAGCAACTACAAGCCTTTAAGCAGTTTTTTGGAGAGAACTTTAAAGGGTATGATAATGCCAATAAAACTCTTATACTAAGTGCCGCTTCACAAATTGGCGAAAAAGACGCAAAAATACGCCTAGAGAAGCTTAGCGAAATAGAAGATATTAGCTTTAAACTGCTAAAAGAGGTAAATAGAGATGAGATTATAGCAGCTCACGGTGTGCCACCACGCCTTGTAGGGGTAGTAACACCTGGACAACTAGGGGGTGGCAACGAGCTTTTATCTCAGCTGCATAGCTTTAACGAGCTTGAAATTAAGCCAAAACAGAGGCTAATAGAGAGCTTTTTTAAAAGCTTTGGAGTAGAGCTAAAGCTAAACCCACTTGATACAAAAAACTATAAAGATGATACAGATTTAATAACTCAGCTTGTAGATAGACAAATAATATCTATTGCAGAGGCAAAAGAGCTATTAAATCTAAAAAAATAAAATGGCTCAAATTTGGATTTTAAGCCATTTTTGCCCTTTAGCTAAGCAAAGATATTACTAAAAATAGTTAAACAAAATTAAACGAATTTAAACAGTGTTTAAACAAGGTTATAAAATGGCAATAGATACAAAATTAAAAAACTTAATAATAAATCTTGTAAATGCTGGATATTCAGTAAAAGATTTAAGCAAAGAGCATAATATTAGCAGAGCTACAATTTATAACTGGATAAAAAAAGCCAAGCAAGAAAACAGCAATCTACAAAGCTCTATTAAAAACATTCAAAACCAAATAGCAACACTATCTCGTGCCAAACCAACCGAAGCAAACAGCAGAAAAATAGCAATGCTAACAAATGCTCTATCAAAACTGCAAAGAAAAGAAGACAAAACCAAAAAAGCCGCCCTAAAAAAAGCTCCAATAATTACCATAAACTCTAAAGAAGCAAAGGAGATTAAAGAGTGGGCATTAAAAGAAGCAGGATTATTTAACTATCAAAAAGAGTTTTTAGAATCCCAAGAGCAGTTTCGCTTGGTTTTAAAATCTCGCCAAATTGGCTTTTCGTATGTGGCAGCTCTTGATGCATTAGTAGGAGCCCTGCAAGGCAGAAACCAGCTCTTTTTATCAGCTTCAGAAGAACAAGCTTTAATTTTAATGCGATATTTAGAACACTGGGCAAATAAAACTGGCATAGAGTTTAAAAGCTCAAGCACACACGAAAAAGTATTAGCAAACGGTGCAGTAATAAAAGCCTTAGCACACAATTTTAGAACCGTGCAAGGCTTTACAGGCGATATTTATATGGATGAGTTTGCTTGGTATCCAAACCCAAAAAGAATATGGCACGCATTTGTGCCAAGTATTGGTGCAATAAAAGGTAGGCTTACAATTTTATCAACTCCTTTTGAAGAGCATAGCCTATTTTACGAGCTATACAAAGATGAAGCCAAATACTATATGTTTAAACGATTTGTAGTAAACATTTACAAAGCAATAGAAGATGGACTAAACTTTGATTTAGAAACAATGAAAGCTCTTTTTGATGCTGAAACTTGGGCAAGTGCGTATGAGTGCCAATTTATAGACGATGAAAGCTCTCTATTTAGCATAAGTCTAATAAAATCTTGTGTAGATGAAAAGCTTACATACTACGCCCCAAGCTCAAGCAAAGTACTGTTTATGGGCTATGATATTGGTCGCGTTAAAGATAGCTCTGCATTAGCAGCAGTGGTAATTAATAAAAACAATATTTATGAGTTAGCAATATTAGATATATTAAGAAAATCAAAGTTCGATACCCAAAAAGAGCATCTAAAAACAATGCTAAAACGCTATCCCTTGGCTCAGCTTAGAATTGATAAAACAGGAATAGGAGCAAACCTAAGCGAAAATATAAAAGACCTCTTTAAATCGCGTGTAACACCAGTGCATTTTACAGCATCTATAAAAGAGTTTATGAGCCTAAATCTAAAAAAGATGTTTGAAGATAGATTAATTAAAATACCAAACGACCCCCTGCTTATTGCAGATATTCACTCTATTAAAAGAAAAGCAGGAAGCCGTGGCTTTTTATACGATAGTGAACGCAACTCCCACGGACACGCCGACAGATACTGGGCATTAGCCCTTGCTACAAGCTCTCTTGAGAGCGGCATAAGAAAAAAAAGAGGCGGTGGCGTTTGGATTATTTAGTATTTTAATTTTGCTTTATACTCTGCCAAATAATCTTTTAAATAACTCCATACTTTTTCTGGAGTTTCTACTTCTTTATAGCCATTCTCTTTTAAAAGTTTATAGTTTTCAATATTCTCTTCTATAAAAATATTCTCTTGAGCTTCAATATTCATACCTATAACTTTTGCATTCTTTACGCATAAAATAACCCAATATTCAATAAAAAGTCTATTTTCAGGCTTTATGTCATCATTAAAATCAAGATACAATACTTGAAAAAACAACCTAATAGCTTTTTCTAATCTTCCATTTAAAAATTCCCAATATCCTAAATAAGATATAGCATTTCTATACGGTCCAAAATTCGACTTATCTTTATATTTTTGATAACTTTTTATTGCTTTGTATTTTGAACTATAAAATAAACTTTTAAGGGCATCTTCTATACATATACCTTTATCTATTTTATCTTTAAAAGAGGCTTTTAATCTTCTTCGTATATCATTTTTTAAAGAGTATTCATCTACACTTATCTTATGCAAAGGTATATCCTCTTCTTTTAATAAAATATCTTCACCATAAGGATATAGAGTTCTTTTATAAATAAAGTTTTTGCACTTTGGACATCTCTTTTTTCTTTTTGGTGGATTTTTAAAGTAGTAATTACAATAAGGGCAAGTTTTATTAGTAAAATTAAAATTTATAAGCATAGTAGGTTCTTTTTCTAAGACTTCATTACACTTTAAATCTCTCTTTTCCTCTTTTTCTACTTCAATAACTATATTGATATTTTGAAAGTCATTCTCAACTTTATTGTTTTTAATAAAAATTTTAGAGCAAAAGTAAGACAATATTAAAGAAAAGAGAAAGATTAAAAAAGGATCTTGTAGAAATTGAGTAAAAAACACTATACTCAAGAAAAATATTATAGTAAATACAACTATTTTCTTTAACTGTTGAGTCATAACAAGCCTATTTTTTTAGCTTATTATACCTCTTTTTAACTCCACTCGCTCTTAAACTTATCTAAATTAAGAGCCTTAATAACTTCATCTTCAAGTGCTACGGCATCTGCAATTTGCTCAATTACTCCACTACTAACTACATCTTTTAATGCTTTTTCTAAGTAAGGATTAGCTTTAATTCCTGGATGATTTACTTTTTTATAAACTCCATAAGGTGTTTTTAGTGCTTTTTTTCTTTTTGGTCTTATCTCATAAGGTTTTGTGCCATCGTGAACAAATTTAGCATAAGGTGTAATTTGAGTATTTCCTATTGCAATAACACCATCTATCAAATCATCATCAAAAACTTGTATATCATTTCTCAAATTTCCACTAACTATTGGGGCTATCACTTTAGCTCTATTTGCTACCTCCACACCAACTCTAAAAAGCAACTCTTGAGTTTTTTTATCTATCATTTAATTCCTTTTTAATATAACTTAAAGCATCGATAAAAGTGCCTTTAAATTTTTTACTTTTATCTTGAATAGTGTTTTTATAAAAGCTTGGTTCATTTATATAAAAGTTATGCTCATCCTTGAAAGCTTCAAACTTTTTTGCCTTTTTAATATCATCTTCTTTTATATCTATATCTGATATATAGACTATTTGCGTATCTTTTGTGCGAACATTTGCAAAAGCATCTATTTTAAAAGGCTTTAAAATAGTATAATCTTCTAATCCACTCTCTCTAATCTCCCACTCTCCAACACTATCTATCCAAATTATAAAATCTCGAACCATTTCTTTACCCTCTCTAATGTTTTACCACTATCAATATCAACAATACCACTACCTTTAACATCATCATTAAAATACTCAGTTGCTTTCCTGCTTGGCTTAAAGATAGTTACAACTTCATCTGCATCAAAAGCTACTACATAACCTCTACTGCTCATTGCTAAAAATCTACTCTCTTTGCCTTTTTTAGGAGCAATATATTTTAAATCATTCAATACACCAACTATCTCTTTATCTTTTAGCTTATGTTTATATTTTAGCTTGTTATAGATATTTTGTTTTACTCTTCTTTGCACGCCACTTTTATCTATATGAGTAATTATATCATCTTTATTTTTATTGGCATAAACTACCTTTTTACCATCTATTGTGTCGCTAAATAGAGTTACAGGCACAACAATAGTTCTGCATCTAAAGTGATACGGTGGCAAACCTAAATCTTTTGGCAACGCTCCAAAATGTGG